AAACTCACACAAGTTCGTAAAGGGCTTGGAAGCATCTACTGTAACAATCGACTTCCTTAATGACACAGCATCAGCTAACGTCCTTGCGACACTTCAAGCTGCATGGGGAACAACAGTCACAGCTGTATTCCTACAGACAAAGGGAACAGCAGTATCTGCAACCAACGTTTTATATACCGTTTCTCTGTTGATTAACAACACAACAGACATCAACGGTGCTGTTGGCGATATTGGTACACAATCAATCACATTTACTGCTAACTCAACAGTTGCAGTAGCCACAACAGGTACTTTCTAAACAACTAAACAAAGGGGCACAGCATGGCAAAGCTAAAAGTAACAAGGGCAGATGGACAAGTTGGGGAGTACCCAATCACTCCATTGGTGCAATATGGTTTTGAGATTTACGCTAAGAAGGGCTTTCACAAAGCGTTCATCGAAGATCAGAAGCAAAGCGATATCTTCTGGCTAGCTTGGGAATGTATCCGCCGTTCGGGTGAAACTGTTAAGCCATTCGGAGAAGGATTCATTGAAACTTTGACTAGCGTTGAAGTTCTCGATGATGACCCTTTGGCTTAGGGCGCGACTCGATCACCTATCTGATTGCTAAATTAAGTGTCAGACTCGGGATCGCGCCACAACAATTATTAGAACTAGATGAAGTAATGCTAAAGAACCTAATCAAGGTTCTACAGGATGAAGCAAAGGAGGCGAGAGATGCCAGCCGTAGAACTAAGAGGTAACTCTGATCTACGCAAAGCATTACGCCAGTTTGCACCAGATTTAGATAAAGAATTAAAGTCTGAACTTCGCAGAGCGTTACAACCGGTTGTCCGCAAGGCGCGTGGCTATGTTGAATCTAACCCTATGAGCAACTGGAATGCCTCATCTTCTTCTAGTGCTACATTTCCTAAATACAATCCAGCTCTTATTAGTAAAGGCATCGGCTTCTCAACTGGTGTGACAAAGAAAAACAAAAACGGATTTAACAGCATGGCTAAGATTTACAACCGTACTGCCGCTGGTGCGATTTATGAACAAGCTGGTGTAAAGAACCCACAAGGTCAGCCTTGGGTTGGACCTAAAGGTCCTGCTGGTAAAAAGTATTCTCACTCAAACTGGAAAGGCGCAGGAGCGCAGTTCATTGACAATCTTCCAGAAATAAAGTCAAGCCTTAAAGGACAAGGACGCTTGATCTATCGCGCTTGGGCTGAGTCTAGAGGCGTTGCAGAAGGCGCAGCAATGAAAGCCATTGACAAAGCAACTATGGCATTCACAGCAAGAAGCAGAACAACAACATTTAGGAAGGCAGCCTAATGGCATTACCAGAGATTCTCATAGGGTCAAAGTTTGATGCTAAAGGCTTTAAGCAGGCAGAAACGGCAACCGATAAACTAGGCAAAAGCATTAAGAATCTTGCCTATTCTTTTGGTCTAGTATTCAGCGCACAGAGACTTATCTCATTTGGCAAAGCTTCTGTTAAGGCTTTTGCAGAAGATGAGAACGCAGCTCGTTCGCTTGGCATGACCCTAAAAAATCTTAATCTTGATTATCTAGGTGCGTCAGAATCAGTCAATAGTTATATCTCAAATTTAGAAAAGCAGACTGGTGTTCTAGATGATGAACTCCGTCCGGCTATGGATCGATTGCTTCGTGCAACTGGATCATTAACTGAATCACAGAAGTTACTTAGCCTTGCGTTAGATATAAGTGCTGGTACAGGCAAGAACCTAACTACTGTTTCGCAAGGACTTCAGAAGGCTTATTTGGGCAACAATGCTTCTCTTGGGCGTCTAGGTGTCGGACTTACAAAGGCAGAACTTTCAACAAGTACATTCCTGCAAATCCAAGAACGCCTAACAGAACTCTTTGCTGGTCAGGCAACGTCAGCTGCTGAGAGTTATTTGGGTTCAATGAACAAGCTAACTATTGCATCTAATAATGCTAAAGAGATTATTGGCAAAGACCTTCTAGACGCTATGCAGATGATTGCTGGAGATGAAGGTATCGGTGGAGCAACCACAGCAATGGAAGGCTTTGCAACTCAAATCGGTAATGTAATTACAGGCATTTCAGTCTTGGCAGTAAAGCTTAAGGCAATACCAGGTGCAGGATTTATCGGAGACATTTTATCCGCTGGTGCTCAAATCTCAGGACTAGGACTTCTTTCAAGATTAGGTTCATCAAGCAAGGCTCGTTCAGCAGGCACTCCAGCACAATCGCCAGGACAACGCAAAGCAATCGATAAAGCCAATGCTGATGCAATTAGACTTCAAAAGTCCAAGAACACTTTATCTAAGATTGATAACGACAATACTGCTAGAAAACTTGTTCTCACAGGCGATCAGTTAGCCCTTCTAGAATTAGAAAAGAAGTTCGATGTAGAACGCATTGGTTTATTTGCTGCAATGAATCAGGCGACTGATGGCGAAACAAAAATGCGCCTACTATCTCTTATTGCTATCCACGATCAGAACGCAGCCCTTGCAGGACAGATTAAAAAGACAGATGCAGCAACAGATGCAATGGAAGCATTCCGTCAAGCCATCCTTGCATCTATTAGAGCATTACTAGACAAAGTTCAAAACGAACTTGCACAGCTACAGGCTTTGACTGGCAACACCCCAGTCACAGCAGGCACATCAACTTTTATGACCAATGACCCAACAGCGGTATCTGGTGGCATTCCTAACACAGCATTGTCTATGGACTTTGGTGCTGGAACATTTAGAGCTGCTGAATCTCGCACAACAAACATTTCAGTAAATGTGCAAGGCTCAGTTACTACTGAGCGCGATCTAGTCAATGCCATTACTCAAGGCATCTATAACAATCAGGCTTCTGGAATCCCAATCTCCTATACGACTGCGTACAGATAATGGCATTACCAGCAACCCTTGTTGTCAAGATAAATCTATCGGGCGGAGCTTCATTCGGTAACCCGTTTATCTTGGGTACTTCACAGTTGGGCTTTGCTGAACTTGCATCTAGCGTTCCTGTCATTGTCGATGTTTCTGCTCAGACCACAAACATCTCGACTCGTAGAGGGCGCAACCTTTTGCAGGATAATTACGAGTCCGGTCAGGCAACCATAAGAGTTGTTGATCCAAACGGTGACTTCAACCCACAGAACACCTCTAGCCCCTATTTCGGGCTATTACAGCCACTTAGGAAGATTCAGGCATCTGCTATCTATGGCGGAGTTACTTATGGCTTATTTGGCGGTTATATCACCGAATATCGCTATACCTATCCGACTGGGCAGGAAACGGGTTACGTTACTTTTGTCGTCTACGATGCATTCCGCTTGATGTATAACTCCAATGTCACAACCGTCACAGGCGGCACACCAGGTCAGACAACCGCACAGCGCGTTCAATCTATCTTGACCATGATTGCTTGGCCGCCTGCATTCACCAGCATTGGCACAGGTGCTACAACATGCGTGGCAGACCCTGGCACAACACGCACAGTTCTAGAAGCAATCCAGACTGCTGAGTTCACAGAGCAAGGCGCGTTCTACATCGATGAGAATGGCGTGGCAACTTTCAAAGGTCGTCAGTTCGTCTACGATGCACAAGCTGCTAGCCCAACAGTATTTAACCAAACTGGCACAGGGATTAACTATGCAGGAATTACCTTTGCACTTGATGACAAGACAATCGTGAACAAAGCAACTGTGACTCGAATTGGTGGCACAGCACAGACTTATTCAGATGCCACATCGATTGCCCAATACTTTACACGATCTATCACAGCTACAGACATGCTCATGCAGACAGATGCCAATGCCCTAAGCCTTGCAACAGCCTATGTCGATTCTCGCAAAGAAACATCCATCCGCATTGAAACAATTACCCTAGATTTAATGACTCCATCATATTCAGCAGGCATTACAGCAGCTCTAAGCCTTGACTTCTTCAACACAGTAGACATCACCAATGAGCAACCTGGTGGATCAACTATCCAAAAGAAGCTGCAAGTGCAGGGAATTGCTCACAACATCACCCCTAACACTTGGAGTACCACACTAGCGACCCAGGAGCCTTTACTCGATGTTATGTACTAGAATTGACCCTATGAAAGAGGTGTGCTAATGGCTGTTGGATTCCCACTAAAAACGACCTATGCGAATGGAGATGTCTATTCCGCATCGGATGTTAATGATACTAATGGCACGATTAACCTGTTACAGACAAGCACGCTATCAAGCGCAGCAGGCAAGAACCCACTCTTAAATTCAGCCTTTCAAATCTGGCAACGTGGCACTTCAATTTCTGTTGCAGCATCCACTAACACTGGTTATTCAGCCGATAGATGGAACTCAATTAGCGCGGCAAGTCAAGCCAGCACAATTTCAAGACAAGTAACTAACGATACGACTAACCTTCCCAATATCCAATACTGTGCAAGGGTTCAAAGAAACTCAGGGCAAACTGGTACTGGAAAATATTATTTTAACCAGTCTTTGGAAACTGTTAATACAATTCCTTTTGTAGGTAAGCAAGTAACTCTGTCCTTCTATGCTCGAAAGGGTGCTGATTATTCTCCAACCAGCAGTGCTCTAGAAGTATGGCTAGTCACTCAAACTGGAACAGACCAAAGTCTAGGTTCTTATAGTAATTTTACGACAAGACCAATAGACGGAGTGGCAACGCTTACAACTACTTGGCAACGATTTACTTTCACTGGAACTGTTGGATCAACTGCTACTGAAATGGCTGTTTCTCTAAATATGACTCCAACAGGAACAGCATCTACAAATGACTACTTTGAGGTTACTGGTGTGCAAATAGAACTTGGTGCTACTGCCACAACCTTTAGCCGTGCAGGTGGAACTATTCAAGGTGAATTGGCTGCTTGCCAAAGGTATTACTATCGCAATACACCTGGAACTGCTTATGGCGGTCACTCCGCTGTTGCCATCACTAATTCTTCAACAAGCATAAACATAGTTTTTAACAATCCTACTTCTATGCGAACAGCACCAACATCTATAGATTTTGCTAACTTAGCAGTATTTGATACTTCCGTAGTTACGGCAATTTCATCTCTAAGTATAGTTTCTTCACAGTCAAGTATTGGTACAACTTATGTTTCAGCAGGTGGAACTGGATTAGGTTCTTTAGGTAGAGTTCAATATGTATTAAACAATAACAATACTGCTGGATATTTCGGCGCTAGTGCGGAGTTGTAAAATGGATAATGTTCAATTTGTAGATATAGAAACCCTTGATGGAGTAGAAACGATTGCCATTATTGAAAGAGGCAATGGGGAGTTCACTTCAATGTCCAAAGCACTTTATGAAGAATCTATTGCTAATAATGGATAACTATGAGCCATGCCCTTATGGATGGGGTTACAGTCAAAATGCTGATGGGAAATGGGTTCTAAATGAAACCACTACTGAGTAAAGCAGGGCAACAACTTCGTGAGCAGATTGATGATGCGTTCCCTGACCGCGATAGAAAGTCTGATGGTTGGATAGGCGATGCCAAGCACTCCAATCGTAAGAGTGACCACAATCCCGATCCGTCTAACGGAATCGTCAGGGCTATTGATGTGGATAAGGAC